TATACATTTATTTATTCAAGCGATGAGTTCAATAAACTCACTCAAAACTTTCTTATTCATTTTTTTACTTTTCAAACTTTTTGCAAAAGCAGATTTAATTTTTGCCTTAGATGCTCCATCATCGACATCAAACTCTGAGTCAGAAGAAAGACCAGTACTAGAAAGTCCAAAATATGTATGATATCCAGAACTATGGATAGCAAATGATTTTTGTTTTTTCCAGGTACGCTGAACCGTATCAAATTCTTTGGATCCCCAACCAGTAAACCGACGAATAAAACTATTCGCATCTCTAGATTCAAGAACACGGATACCAATAAAGTTTACGTCACTAAATTTATCCCGAAGATTTCTCAAAAATATATCAGTAAATTCATACCACTCACAATCAAGAGAATACGTATTTCCAGTCTTACGATCTCGGAGATAAGAATTATAGTGCAGAGTAGCAGTACCAATAAAGGGTTCGTGTTCCCAGTGACGTTGAATTTCACGATGATATTTTAGAGGTGGTGCTTCACCATCAGTCATCACAACACAGTGAACTTTTTGCAATTTATTACTTTTCTTAAATTCTGGAATGATTTGATGTAAACAAAGAATCGATTCATTCAGAGGTGTTCCTGAAAGATTCAAACCAGTTGGAATTGGGTATCGACCATACCGCCCGTAAGCCAAAGCAAGACGAAAGAAATTCTTCATCTGCCTCTCCATAACATTGGTTTTAACTTTACTAGTAAAAATATTCATCATACTAAACCATTCAGGAACATAAAGAAGTCCTTCACGTTTTGTGTATGGAAGATCTTTTATTTCAGGTCTTCCATCATCCTTATAATTAACCAAGGGATATTCATTTGTAAAGGCATAAACCTCAAATGGAATTGATACTTTTTTGCAGAACCACATTAGATTGAAAAGTTGTTTCATTGTATCAATCATCACATCTGCCATAGATCCACTCCAATCTAAAACAAATATAAGACCATGATTTTTACCATCAGCAAGAGTAGTTACTTTTTTGAATAGATCTTCACTATACTTGTAAGTATGAAGTTTAGAGCAATCCAAAACACCTGTACGAGCAGTAGTTGCACGAGCATAAGAGTCTGCTGCTTTTTTACACTCAAACTCTTTTACCAAATAATTAACTTCTTTTTGAGTTGATTTTTTGAACTTTGCAAAATCAGTATCAGCAAAATTAAAAACATCTGCTTCATATAAATCGTTATTATCCATCCACTCATCCCATTCAAGAAAACGTGAATGAATTTCAGAGTTCTCTACAATAACTTTATTCAAATTAATTTGAGGAACTTCAACATATACATTCTCATTACCATCATTACGAGCAAGTTTTTTGATTGCTTCCTCTAAACTATTGACTGTAGAAACTTCAGGTTCATCATCGTTCTCAGTTCCACCATATGATTCATTGCTTCCAGAAGGTTCAAATTCAATTTGATCAGAATCATCGGTATTATCAAAATCACCCTGATCAAGACCAGAGTCTTCATTATTTGACATTTCAGTTTGATCCTCTCCACCTTCTTGACCACCTTGCATTTGCAAGTCATCAGTCTTAGTTTTCATCTCTTGCTGCTTTTTACAGAAGTTATAAAGTTCTTCAGCAACATCCAGAACATCATCAAAAGTTTCAGCATTAGAAATCTTCTCAATTAGAATATGTTCTTGAGTGTTAAAATCAATATCGATAAAACTACCAATCTTAAAATAAAGATTTGCTTTATCAGCAAGATTCATCTTAGTTACATCTTCATTCTCAATGCAGAAGAAATCTTCATCAGAAAGTTCTTTATATCCACGATAAAAAGTTTTAGAGATACCAGCGTAACGACGCTTCATCATTTTTTCAATCCGAACATCCTCAACAATATTCACAAATTGTGGTGGAATATTTCTTTCTCTAAACCAATCAACATCAGGAGTATACAGTGCGTGTCCGACTTCGTGTCCGACAAGCATATCGTATACAGAACTACTTGCTCTATCCCACATTGGAAGAGTCAATACACGAGTATGAACATTAAAACAGGCAGTTTCTACTAACTTATTCTCAACAACCAAATCTTCCGTTGCCAAAAGTTTAGCAAGTTGGGATTTAATTTCGTGACGAACGGTCATTGGTTAATTACGTATGGACCTATTATACAAAAAAAGGAGGTCCGAAGACCTCCCAGTAGACAGTTTGTAAATTGGTCACTCACCTTTGAGTTTTGTATTGTATTGCTTTCCACGCCAAGTAAATTCTGCCTTTCCAGACTTTCTAGCAGCAGCAAAGTTAGTGTCAAAATCCTTAGCAGCAGCACTCAGTTGACCAGCACTTCTTGTTTTTGTAGGTTCAGGTGCTGTTACTTTGGGTGCTGTTACTTTGGGTGTTGTTACTTTAGGTTGAACATTTGTTTTTGCTGCTGCATCTCTTGCTCTAATACCTTTAACAATAGGAATACTCAAGTTTGGTCCCTGCTTATCATATAGTGAAGGGAAACGGTCTTGATTGCCGGTAGCACTCACAATTCCTTTAGCAATTTGTTTACCACCCAATTCTCCAAGTCTTTCCACTCCTTTATCAATAAGTCCTCCTGCAACTAAAGAAAGACCCATTTTAAGTGGACTTCCTGGTTTAATTGACTTAAGTCTATTAAACAATCCAGCACCTCTAGATGCAGTAGACGTAACAGCAGAAGGAAGGGAGGGTGCTTTAATCTGTGGTGTTCTCTGCAAAGAAAGATTATTTCTTGCAGGAGGAGTTGGTGTAGGAGGTTTCAAACCTGGAGGAGTTCCAAACTTAGGTATTGGAGTTTGACCACCTGGTCTCAATGAAGGTGTAGTAGCACCAGTTGGTGGCTTTACAGCACCAGGACCAAACTCAGGTTTTGGTGCCTGACGTGGAAGTCCATTACCAGGTGTTTTAATAGTTCTAGTTCCAAGCATACCACCCGATTGTTGGGTAGTTGTCATCTTTGGTTTTACTTTGGATTTATTATTAAACAACATATTTCCAAGTCCAGATGCAAATACCTGGAGTGGATCAAATCCTTGTTCAACTAAAGAAACCATAATAGATGGAATTTCTTCTTTACTATATCCTTCAGCAAGCAATAGTTCTTCTATCTTATCGTAAGAATCCATCTATAAACACTTTTTATATATTTATCATTCTTATTGTCTGATAATATGACGAAACCGCCTTGTCTGGGCGGTTCTTATACTTTTTCTTAAGGTGTTGTAATGCAGTTCTCCTATCACGCATTGCTTGTGGTTTGAGAGTTGGTTTTTGTTCTTTTCTAGAATGATGCTGCCAGTTTGGAACGTTCATTACTCCTCCTTGTCTGAAGATACCCTACGAGAAAATCCTTTAACTTTATCGAACATTATGACACTTTCAAATTTGTCACGCATATCTTGTTTATGAGAGATGACAAAAATGTTGGCGTCTTTGATAACATAACGGATAATTTTTAGAAACTCATCAGTTCCAAATCCATCTAGTGAACTATCAAAAACCTCATCCATAATCAACAGGTTGGTGTTTACAGAGTTTTTGAGACGCGCTACTTCACGCCAAGTGAAGAGTAGGGCAAGGTCGATTCTCATCTTTTCACCTTCGCTAAAGGAACTATACGAGAAATCTTCATGTATAGGGGACTTCACAGTTTCCTTAAATTCTTCATCAAGATGGAAATTAATATAGAAATCCATCATCTGAAGATAGCGATTAACCTGCTGGTTAATGAATGGAAGATACTTTCTTATGATCTTCGTTTTTACTCCATCATCTTTGAGTAGTGAATATGCAAAATCATTATGAACGATTTCTTGTTTTTTGTCCGAAAGTTCGTTAAATGTGCTTTGGAGATTACTTTTAAATTCGTCTAATTTTTCATGTTCAGAATTTCGGTTTGCAAGGTTCTCGGTAATTGTTTGAATTTCATGTTCAAGATCTCGGATTTGTCGTTGATTTGAGTTAATCCGAGTATTGTTTTGAGAAATGCCATGCGTTAAGTTCGTAATCTCCTTAGATAATTTGTTAAATTGACGTTCTCTTTCTTGTTCAAACTTTATGGTTGATTCCAACTCATTGAAACCTTCCTTAAGTTCCTTTGCCGTATTTTGAACGTCCTCAATTTTATTTAACCGGAATGATTCTTCTATATCTTGAGTACAAGTAGGGCAGACCGTATTTTCGCTAAAAAACTTATGTTCTTTGGTAATTGTACTTACTTTTTGAGATAATTTACCTTTCAGTGTATTAAGCTTTGATAATTTTTTAGTCGCACCTGTAACTTCTTCTTGTTCTTTAGTATACTTAAATATATCTTCTTCAGTAGTAGAATTGTCAATCATATAAGAATCAACTTCTTTCATCAACTTATTGATTTTTACATTATTAGACTCAATATTTTGATTTCCACGATTTTCTAATTCGTCGATGAAGTTTTGCTGCATCTTCATCTTATCTTTAAGATTATCCTTTCTCAAGTCAAGTGATTTTACTTGATCCTTTTGAGTACGTATTTTATCTCTAAGTATATTATTCATCAAAGAAAATATACGAATATCTAAAAGATCTTCAATTACTTCACGCCGATTAGTAGTAGTTAACTGCATAAAAGGCACAAAGGTGCTACTACCCAGAATCACAATCTGAGTAAATGATTTATAGTTGACTTTAAGAATACTATCTTCAAGTAAACGCTGCATTGCACGATCATCTGCTTCACGATGAAGTTCTGTGCCGTTTACAATAATATCAAAAACATTTGGTTTAATACCACGTCTTACAATATATTGACGTGTATTAATTTCAAATTCAATCTCAACTAAACAATCACGATCATTTGTGGTATTAATTAATTGAGGTTTATTAATTTTACGGAAAGGTTTATTGAACAGCACAAAAGTAAGAGCATCCAACATTGTGGACTTACCTGCCCCGTTTGTACCTATAATTAGATTAGTATTATTTTTTTGAAAGTCAACTTCAGTAAACTGATTGCCAGTGGACAAAAAGTTTTTCCATCTAATCTTCTGGAAGGTTATCATCTAATCTTGGTGGAATAACAATGTCATTTGGCGTGACTACCGCATATTTGTAATTATAGCGTTTACAAGTTAAAATTGCAAGCGCATCATCAACCTCTACAACATCCATATAAGCATCATCATTATCTTCTAAAAGCATTGCGTAACGATCTGCATCATCCTCATCTTCAAAGAGAAAGAGAACTTTTTCACCATAACGGTTTTGAACGGCATAAGCGCCATCATCTTTCTTATCTTTGAGTGTGAGAAGGAACATTACTCTATTTCGCAAGCTTGTGAATAAACTTTCTGGAGTATCCCTTTAATTATAGTACTGTCGCAATCAAACTCTGCTTCATCAATATAACGGTTCAAAATTGAAATTGTATTTTCACTTTCCTCAACTTCAAATTCATCATTCTCTTGTATATCAAAATTTTCAACAATTTTTAAATCTTGAATTCCACAGGAATATAACTTATCTATAAACCTTTCAAATTTCTTTGGTTCGGTTTTCTTCCTAACAATGACTTTTACAATCTTACCCTCATACTCGCGTGTATCAAAAGTTTGGATAGGAGTATCATCATAATAAATGTTATAAAAGAGTTTGTAAGGATTATTAATGTGCTCAAACTCTAAAGTTTCAGTATCAAATATTGTGAATCCACGAGGATCATTCACATCATTCCAGAACATCTCATAAGGATTTCCTAGATAAAAGATCTTTCCATTGTCGCTTCGTGTATGATAATGTCCTGAAAACACTTTATCAAATTTTTCAAACTCATCAGATGCCATACCGTCTTCCATGACGTGTCCACGGTGTGCTCTGAATCCGTTTAGTTCAAGGTGCCCCATCGCACATACACTATCAGTACTCTTGATAGCCTTCACACTACTATCAAAATTTTCTACATTAATCCAAGGAACAAACAATACTTTCAGTTTATCAATCATTACCTCAGCACATTCTGAGTAAATCTCAACATTATTATACTGTGTGAGAAGAAGATCCACAGAATTAATAGAATTAGTATCTTTATAGTAAGCAGTATGATTACCGACAATAGTATGGACAGTTATGCCCATCTTCTCCAATCGATCATAATAATTTTCCTTCGCCCACTCAAGAGACCACAGATCAATAGAGCGACGGTTATCGAACGTATCGCCCATATCAATTACAGTCTTGATTCCACTTTCTTCTAGATAGGGAAAGAAGACGTCATCATAAAACTTTTTAAAGTATTCATGAAGAAACTTGGAACCTTTACGGGCACCAAAGTGTTGATCGGTAATAATAGCAACCTTCATTGACGGTTCGTCTTGTATGCGATATTGTCCTTGATCGTATTATACTCTGAACTACTGCTAGAAAGCAAGCTATCGTCAACCATCATAACCTCATCGTAACCAGTACGTTCGATGATTTTAGTTTTTATTTCCAGTTGCTTCTTCTCCTTCTGTATTCGGCGTAGGAAGGCGTAATGAATAATCTGGGTAAAGTATG